GTCCAATGTGGAGGGTATGACCGGCGCGCGTGACCTGTTCCGGCTAGAGGCTGTCCTCCGCACGTTGCCGGAGTCCGAAATCCGAGCCGTCCGAAAGGCGATTTAAGCCAATGGCACAGTCACTAGTCATTCGGAATCAGTGCGATATCTGCCTAGCGGACGGCAAGGAAACGCCGGCGGATACGTACGCGGTACCCGTGCAAATCGTCGCGTCTGATCCGGACGTGTACGAATCCGCCACGGCCGCCCACATGGAACCGGCCGACAACCCGCGGCCGTTCGTCGTAGAACTATGTCCGGAACATGCGTCGCCGTTGGCGGAGGCGGTTCTAGCGGTTCTGAAATTCGGCCGGCCGCCGGAGAGGACGCCGGCTAAGGCGCCGGCAGGCGCGACGCCGGCCAAACCGCGGAGGGACCAACAGCCGGCGGCATTGCCTCCGTGTCCCGAATGCGGCCGCGTGGCGCCGTCGTTGTCGGCATTGCGTACGCATTTGCGTGAGCATCACGACACGTCACTAGCGTCCGTGGGATTAGAACCGGCCAATTTCACGTGCGCGGATTGTGGCGACTCTTTCGCGGCCGGACAGGGTTATGCCTCACACGTGCGCCGTTGGCACCCGGACACGTGGGCGCGGGTCAAAAAGACGGCGTAGCCGGCGGATTTGCGTTTCGGTCAATTCGGGCGCGGCCGTAACCGATTCGTCCGCCCAATCGTTTACCCGATTCGGGTCCATAGCCGGGTCTAATTTCCGTAGTCTGTTCTCCGCCACGGGGGAATGGTGCCGCGGGAAACCGGAGGCGGGTAGTTAGGCGCGGCGTGTTCGGGGGAACACGCCGGACAATTGGCCGGCCGTGTCAATGCCTGACTACCCGCCTCCGCCTATTCGGACCCGCATTCCGTTGTGGTCGGAATAGGTGCCGCCGATTACCCGGCCGCCGGTTATCCGGTCCGGCCGGCGCACGTAGACGTAATCCGGGCGGCCGCCTTTCGGTCCTGTGGCGCGCGGCACCCGGACGCACACGAAACCGCGGAACCGGGCGCGGGTTGGAAACGGGTTGTTCCAATCTCCGCCCACGACCACATGCGGGAACCGGCCGGCTAGGCGTTGCAGGACCGGACGCAACCGCGCCACAGACAGCCAATAGAGGCGCCTAGGGACGCCGTGGGTAGGCAGGTGGACACAGACAGCGGCCAACGCCTCCGCGCCCGTTAGAACCGCCACTAACGCCCATCTGTGACCGTTCGGCCGGTAGTGGGTATCCGCGGCCAGTAGCGGCACGACGTAGGACCGGCGGAGACGCCAGACGCCGGCGTCGTAGAACGTGGCACAGTCTCCGCGGTTGTTGAGCCGTGGCCGGGGCGCCTGTGCCGCGCGCCAACCCGCCGGCGCGAATCTGCCGGCACGCCGGCCGGACATTTCCTGTGCGAACACGACGGACCCGCCGGCGGCCGCCTGCCGTATGTCGTGGCGCGCGTTAATGGGACCTAACCCGCGGTAGACATTTTGGGTAGTCACAACTAGCGCGCTAGCCGGCGCCGATACGGCGATTAACGCGGAGGTAAGGAACACGATTAGCCAACGGTTAATGACGACAGGCTAACCCAAAAACGGCCGGCCGCTATCCCACGTAGGGGATAACGGCCGGCCGTGTGCGTGCGTAACGCCGGTCCTGTTCTAGTTGCCGGAATCCTCCCCGTCAATTCGCGCCGGCACGAACCGGAGGCGGTTCGGGTTGAATTCCTGCCGGCCGCCACGTCCCGCGCGCCGGAGGACCGGCGTACCGAGCAATTCGATAACGGCGCGTTGCCTGTCCATAGGCAAGGCGTCGAATTCGGCGGCCGTCTCCGCGTGCGGCATTCCGACCAACCCGCGGAGGACCCGTGACGGGCGCCGGCGTGCGTCCGCGTCCGCGTGCGCCTCCGCGTCGAGCGCGGCCAGTCGTTCGTTAATCAGGCGCGTTGTCTCCTTCACCTGTGCCGGCGTCATTTCACCCAACGCAACCGCGGCCGGCAGGTCCTTATCCCGGCGCGCCATAAGGTTCCCGCGTTCGGCGTCGCGCGTTTCTGCCGCCTCTCGATTTTCCTCCGGCACGAACACGCCGGCCGCGTCCACCCGGCACAGACGCCGGATAACCCACTCCCGGATATACCCGTCTACGGCGGTCACGGGCGCCTGAGTGTGCTGTCCATTCCGGCACGTGTACGCGGGACCCGATTTGAGGCGCGTTGGCCGGCCGCCCATTGGATGCCCGCACGTCGAGCACAACAACAGTCCGGATAGCGCGTATTTGCGTCCCGCGAAACCGGAGGATTTGCCGCGCCTTGCGTCTAGTTCCCGGCACGCGGCTTTATGGGTTGCCGGGTCAACAATGGCCGGCCACGTGCCGCGCACGTCGTTACCCTCAAATTCCCGGACGCCAGTGAAGTAACGCCGGCGGAGCATGGTGCCAACGTTGTTCGCGCGGAATTCCTTTCCTTGTGTGGTCCGTAGGCCGGCCGCGTTCCAACGGCGGGGAATTGATGAAATGGATTCGCCGTCCATTACCCGGCGCATTGCGTCCCGTAGCGCGTCCGCCTCCGCCGGCACGATTTCGGACATAGCCGCGTTATAGCCGAACGCGCGGGCGCCTCCGTGCCACCCGCCGTTAGCGGCCAATTCCTTGTGCGCGCGCCGTTGGCGGATAGACATTTTGGCAATCTCCGCCTCCGCCAATACGCCGGCAATTTTGGCAAGGGTCACGGAATCCGGGTCCGTAGGGTCAATGGTCGTCCCGGTTCCGGATTGAATGATTTTCGCGCCGGACAGCCGGCAGGCGTCTAACAGGTCGTCAAGGTCCCGCGTCTGCCTAATGGCGCGGTCGAGTAGCCAAACAATGACGTAGGCGGTAGGCGTGTCGCGGATAGCGTCGAGCAAATCCGCCCAACCGTCCCGCGCCTTAGTGGCGAACCGGGACGCGCTAATGCCGTCGTCTACGTAATGCACGGGTGCCGGCAGTCCGCGCGCCTCCGCGGCCGCGTTGTTGTCGGCCGTCTGCCGGCTAACGGCGCGGGAGATTTCCACGCCGGTCTGTTTCTCGCGGAATCGGCTAACGCGGTCGTACGCCTTGACGGCGCCCGCGTCTAGAGACGCCGGCACGGCGCCGGCAGTAGCCGGCGCCGTGTGAGCGCGTGCGCGGGTCATGAGACGCGCCCGGAATTGACCGCGGCTACCGCGTAGGCGTAGCCGCACCGGAGGGAACAGAACAACCCATCGCCGTTATAGCCGTAACGGTCCTCCGCGCGTAGCCAACGCCGGAGTCCGTGCCGGCACCATAGGCAACGCCGGTCCGTCGTACGCGCGGTCATGCGTCGCGCCCGTCGTCATACTCGTCATAGCCGGGACGGGACAGGCGCGCGTGCCAGTCGTCCGCGGTCATGCCGGACCCGCCCGTGCGGAGTGGACAGTCCGCGGAATGGTAGTCACGGCACCCGCACGCGCCTAGCGTGTCGTCGTCGTCCGGCAACGCCGGCACGAACGAGACGGCTTCGTCCGGGTGCGCGTCGAGCCACAGGCGCGCGGCGTCCGCGTGCGGGAACGACGCGAAAGGGTGACGGGCGCGCCTGCCGGCGCGGAGGGTAAAGGCGGCGTAGCGGGTCATGTGCGGGTCCTAGCGGTTAGGCGCCGGCGTCTCCGGCGCGTACGCGCCGATCCTAGCACACTATTGGTTCCCCGGCTTCGTCACGGTAGCCAATAGTGTGTCAACCCTCGACGGGTCACGAGTGGACAGGACTGGACACGCCGCGCCGTGACCGGCGCGTTAGTTGCGCGCCTGTGTTCTACCTGTGTAGTCCTGACCATAGGGAGACGTTAACGCGCCGGCGTCCGTCCGTCACGGGTGCCGGCTGTCCGGGAGGGAACATGGTGGACGACGCTACGCCGCGGGTGCCGCGGGCGATAGACGGCAACCCGGCGCGTCTCGTGACGTTGGCGGAGGCGGCCGGCGCGCTAGCCGTGTCCGTGCGGACTGTCAGGCGTTGGGGTGACTATGGGTATCTGGACGTGTACCGGGTTGGTCCGCGTGCGCTCCGGGTGTCGGTTGGGGACGTGAACCGCCTTATAGCGCGGTTGCCGGCACACGGACACGACGACAGGGAGGACACATGACGCCACGTGGGAGGGACGTGAAATCATGACGGACGAAAGGACGCCGAGCCCTATACGGGTTATTTCCTGGTGCGTCATTACATGGATTTCGGCGGTTATCGGCGTCGTGTTAGCGATAACCGCCGGGAATTGGGTGGCATTTCTATATGCACTCAATACCGCGTTTCTGGCCGCGGGTTGGTGGCTAGCGTGCCAACGTTGGGCGGAATGGAAAGCGTTGGCAATGTCCGCAATAAAGGAACTAGAAATAGTGTCGCGGGAGGCGAAAGAATGAGGGTGCTAGTCGTCATAGACCTAGGAAACGCGGAGGACTCCGCGATTGGTCATGTTTATGCGGACGCCGCACAACAGGCGGCCGCGGCCACGGGGGAATTACCGCATTCCGCGGCGTACGTCCTATCGGGCGCGGAGGCGGATAAGGTCCTAGAGGCAATGCTAGGACCGGCGGACAGGCGGCGCCGAAACCGTGACCCGGCATAGGCGGCCAGTAAAGGCACGGACCCGCGGACCAACGCCGGCGGACCCGCGGCATAGACGCGATATCGAACCGGATTCAGTCGCCGTCCCGGCGGCCGCCTCTCAATCGTTCACGCCGCGGCCGGACCAAATGGAGACTGATCGTATAGCCGCGCAACAAAGCCACGAGACAGACAGCGGAGACGGGAACCGCGGCACATAACGCGATTATCGCTATCGCTACCGGGTCCGAGATTAGCGGCGCCACGGTTCACCAATAAAGGACAACTAGGTGCGCGTCTGACAGGGTGGCCGGTCCGTCACACATAATCCGCGCACGTAGGACCCTGTTTTTGCCTACGGCGCCGGTCCGTGTGTCGGTTAGGTTGTCTTTGTCGTGTGTGACGGATGGATTTTCCTCTACCGTCTCGTTTCCTTCCCGTTCCACGAATGAGGTTCGGACCGATTCCCCGCTACGCCCGGTTACCCGCGCGGTCAGGGTTGCCACGTACCGCCGGCCGGCTAGGTCTACGCCTGCCTTTCCTTTCGTGAAACAGTCTCCGCTAACCGGCACCCATTCGATAGGTAGCCAATTCCCGCCTTTAAGTTTCACAGGTTCCGCGATTTTCCCGTGTCCATATTCCGGCATTTCGTCCTCATTCCCTCCGCTACCGGCGCCGGAACCGCCGGACCCGGCCGCGGGTTGGTAGTTAATTGACGGCGCCGGGTCCCGGACGACGGAACAGGACCAACCGCCGGACGCTACGGCGTGCCTCTCGAAATGTAGGTGAGGACCCGTGACGTTTCCCTCCGCGCCTACCTTGCCAACCGTGGCGCCGGCGTCTACCTGTGACCCGTCCGCCGGCGTGCGTGTCGTCATGTGCGCGTAGAAATCGCGGGTGCCGTCACCCGGCAGGATTTCTAGTTGGTGACTGCCGAACGCGGACCCGTGATTGCAGTAAACGACCTTGCCGCCTCTAGCGGCCACGACGCGCGTTCCTACGGGCGCGGGATAGTCCGCGCCGGTATGGATACCGTTGCCGTAGGCGTCCGGGGAACAGGACCAATACGGACCGCGCCGGCCGTACGGCGTTCCTATCGCGTAGCCGGGAACCGGGATCATTACGGAACACGCGGGACAACCCGCACCCGTAACGCCGGCATGGACGCCTGACCGAATGGGACGGTTACCGGGTCCGCGTTGTGAACCTCTCCAATGGTCATTAACGCCGCGGCCACTAGGTCTAACAGTGAATCGCCTTGCGTCACTGTGTCCGGTTCATATCCGGCCGGCAGGATAACGAGCGCGTCGTATTCGTGTACGCCTAGCGTCCGTAGCCGGCCGCCCGTGTATGGCGTGAACGACCAACGCGGAAAGGCGTCGTATTCGTGCGGGTTGTCCGGCGCGGAGGCGTAGGCGGTCAGTCCCGGCACAGTCGCCAACGCCGCGGCTATGGCGTTCCTAGCCGCGTTGGCGGGTCCAATCGGGTCAGTCGTCACCCTCGCGCCGTTCGTCCGTCTCCGCGTCCGTAGTGGCGTCCTGTGCCGCCTCCGCGGCGTATTCGTCCTGTTCCGGCGCGTCTGTCGCGGCGTCGTCCGCCGGCGCCACGTGTGCGCCATCCTCCGCGCGTGCCGGCGCGTCGTCGTCGTCCGGCCGGCGGTCGTTAGGCGTCTCCGTCATTTCTGATCCTTCCTAGGCGATATCGGTTATCTGTTGTCCACACGTGCCACACGAAACGCTGTCAACCGTCCGGATTTCCCCGGTTTCGTCGTCCACATATTCGAGATTGAGGTCTATCGCGTGGCCGGCGTTAGGACAGTCCTCCGTGTGACAGGTCACAGTCGCCATTAAACGTCCTCCCTACGGGTTTTGAATAGCCATCCATAAAATAATGACCGCGGCCAGTCCGCCGCTAGATTTTGAGTACCAAACAACGCACCCGGTATTGCTGACGCCCGTAACGCCTAGCGGCGCAAATGCGTTAACCGCGGAACCGGACAGCGAACACATAACCTGTGGCGCCACGGTAAACCGGCCGGCGGGAAACGTGACGGCGGTACTAACCGGAGTATTCAAGGCGGTTGGCACGCTAGAGGTAAACGACCCAGCGGCCGCGACGCCTACCGCCGTATCTACTTTCTCCGCCAACGCCTTTATCGCGTCGTCTCCGTCCATAACCCGGTCTGTTCCTACCGGGTACGGGAAACCTTTAGCGGTCGTAGCCATTTCTGTTCCTTCCTAGTGCCACGTGTCCCACGTCGTAGCCGGCGGGATTTGGTCCCAACGGGTAGAGGCAGGCGTGTCGTCCCAACGTCCTAGGTTCGGCGTAGGACCAAAACAAGCCGCGTCGTCCCACGTGCCGGCGCCGTACGTGTCCCACGTCGTCTCCGGCGCCGTGTCGTTCCACCGCGGAGGTGGAACCGTCCGGCAGTAGCCGGAGACAACTAGCGTTAGTTCATGTGTTCCCCACTCCAATGTTTCCGACCAACCCTCTACCCATAAATAGGCGGACGTGGGCGCCGAACCGGCCGCGGGTAGTCCGGTAAGCGAAATGAGGGAATGCATTTCCAACGCCAACAATGCGGCAGTATCCGCGGCGTCTAGATTCTCTACGTCTACCGGCAATTCGTCCATAATCCATACGGGCGCGCTGTTCCGCGTTAGCAACATAGTTCCCATCGCCGCGGCGTCCGCCTCCGCGGCTAGTTGCGTCGCGGTCGTGAATTCATACCGGCCGTATCTGCCTATGGAGTCGTCGCGTTGGCCGGTAAACCGCGGTTGTTCGGAACCTTCCGGCGTCACGCCGTAGCCGATAGACACCTTATTAACTAGGCCGGCGGTTGTCCGGGACCATTGTGGCGTTACCAAAATATCGCATGTGTCTAGGGTCAGTCCGGTTAGCGTGCCGCGCCGGTGATTGGCGTCCGCGTACCGGATTTCCCCGCGGACTGTGGACCACAGGACGCCGGCCGCGTCCGCGGCTACCGCCTGTGCCACGTCTAACGCGGGTTGGCTGTCTACGTCCCGCGGGAGGATTTGCACAGTGCCAGGGTCCGAATAAAGCGGGTCTAGCGTGACGCCGGCCGCGGTCATAATCCGAGACACACGGGCGCCGTCTAGTTCCTGACCCCACGGCGTATCTCCCACGACGCGCCTGCCTAAATCGGCTAGCGGACCCGTGGCGATAACCTGCAACGCCTCCCGGTTCGGCGTGTCCTCTCCGGCGTCCTCCCATGTTTGCGCCATATCGGTTACGCGCCCGGTAAACCGGGTGACCGGCGGGTTACCGCCTACGGCGGTCGTGACTTGCACTAGCGCGCCCACGTCTAGCGCGGCCGGATAAACGTCCGTGTCGGTATCTAACGAAATGTCCAACGTGCAAGAATTAGCGTCCGGTTGAGAATCGGTATCGTCCCGGCCGAAATGGATAGAAACCCTGTCCACTAGGCACGAAATATCGGTGGCCGCGCCTCCGGCCACGGGCGTCAAGGTAACGACGTGCGTGCCGATCATGCCGGCGCACGTCCTACGCGCCTGTCGTGGCCGCCGATAATCCGGTTAATCTGCCGCGCGGTTCCTTCCGGGTCTATGGCGCCGTGAATGTTAATCACGATGCCTCCGGCACCCGCGCCGGCCGTGGCGCCTAGCCGGCCGCTACGGACAGCCGGCGCCGGCGTATAGCCGTACGCGGACACGCCGGCCGCGGAGGACGCGACGCCGGCCATACTCCGGCCGGTGACCTTGCCTAGTAGTCCTTTCAACCCGGACGGCACAGACGGGAAATGGATTCCGCCTAGTTTGCTGATTAGGTTGGATACCCAACTAATGAGGGATTTAATGGCGTCCACCGCGCCGTTAATGGCCGCCTTAGCCGCATTGAATGGCGCCGTTAGTAGCGCGGTCAGTCCCGGCGGAACTAGGTTCCCTAGAACTTCCTTCACGGCACGAACCGCGGCCGCGGCGTGACTCATTGCCGTGGAAAATGCGTTACGGACGGCGGACATTACCGCGGAGGCTTTTTGCCTGATCCAATCGAATACGGCGCCCACGAACGCGCGCACGTTGCGCCACGCCGTTTTAACCGCCTCCGCTACGGCGCGGGTGACCGTGACGATTCCCTTAAAGGTCGTGACCGCTACCCGGTAAAACGTTTTGACGATAACGACAATTGCCTTGAATACGGCGCCGAATGTGTTCTTAAGGTATTGCGCCACGATTTTCGCGCCGATTTTCAACAGTCGCCACGTTACGTCTACCGCCTTACGGAACCACCCAACTTTTTTGTAGAGAATTACGAACACGGCGACTAGCGCGATTACCGCGACGATAACTAGGAAAATGACGTTAGCGGAGACGGCAACGTTAAACGCCATTTGGACGATAGCCGCAATTTTCATGGCCGCGTTATAAATCAGAATGGCGGCCACTAGGGTCCCGATAACGCCGGCCAGGACCGTAACGAGCGTGACGTTTTTGGCCGCCCATTTTGCCACGGCCGCTAGCGCGTTAGCCACGCCGGCCGCGGCCGGCAGTAACGCCTGTCCCAACGCCGCGGAGGCATCCTCAAAATTGGCGGAGGCGCGTGCCGCGGACCCGGCGGCCGTGTCACTCTCCCGCGCAAATTGGCCGGCCGCCTTACTCGTGTTTTTGTAGACGGACTCTAGGACGATTTGCGCCTTAGCGTGTTTCAAGGCGGACCCGGTTAGTTTGTCCTGGCCGCGTGCCGCTAGTTCCGCGTTAACGGCGGTCATGTTGAGGGACACGCCGTATTTCTCTAGCGGGTCAAATTCCCCGCGGGAGACTGCCGCGTTAATCGCCTCCACCGCGTCCGCGGTCGTGCCGCCGAACGTGGCCGCCAAATCGGCGCCACGTTGCATGACCTTATTGGATTCGTCTACGGCTTGTTTAGTCGAGAAACCGGCGTTAGTGAGCGCGGACCCGACAACCGCGGCATATTGGAGATATGCGGACTGTGCCAGACCCATAGAATCCGCGGACGATTTGGATAGTTTCTCAACCGCGGAGGCTTGTTTGCCGAATACCGATTCGGCGGCGCCTTGTGCCTGTTGCAGATTGGACGCGGAATCTAGCGCGTGTTTACCGAACGCCACTAACGCCAGTCCTACGGCCGCGGCCGGCAACGCCGCTTTTTGCATTGCGGACCCGAATTTAGACGACGATTTCGCGGTTTTGTCTAGGCCGGCGGCCGCCTGTGTCGCGTCCGTAATGACCTTAATACGGAGTAACGCCTCATTTGCCACGGCGCGTCCTCCGTTCCATTTCTGCCGCCTGCCGTGCCATTACGTCTAACGCCGTGGCTAGGGTGCGGTCGTCCTCATTCCACCAATCCGCCGGCGCCGTCTGTGTGGCGATAGCGATTTCTACGCATAACCGGGCGCGGGACCCGGCAGGGTAGGGATTCCGGTTTCGTCGTCCTCTCCCGCGTTCATAATCTCGATTTCGATTACTTCCGTCTCCCACAATTCATAGGCGTAATCCGGCGGGATAACGCCTAGCCGGCGCGCGGCCGCCCACGTTATAAACGTTGTCCACAACATAGGCGCCTCCGTAACCGGCGGCCATTTGTGTTTGTACCGGGTCCGGTCCCATAGGACCATATCCGGGTTAATGGTCTGAATTTCTAGGTCGTCGTAGCCGTCCCGGACGATTCGGCATAGCGGCGTATTGAGCCGTACCTCACCCATTTACGCGGTTCCTTTCACTACGCCTAGAACGTCGTCCGCCCAATCGGCATATTCCCCCACTATTCGCGGTTCGTTGTTCCATACCTGTTCCGCTAGGAACGGTTGCGGCCGTTGCCGATAGCGGGCATATCCCCAATGCGTACGGTTCGCGTACGCCAGTCCGGAGGTAACCTCCGCGCCGTCCGCGACGCCGGCATAACGCACGGACGCCGCTAGTCGTCCGGTACGAACGGGCGCGGAGGACCGGCCACGGGTCCCGACATACGCCGCTACCGTGCGGGACGGCGCGGAGGCGTCCTCTAGCCGTTTTGCGGCTATGTGGAGGGTTGCCGTCAATGTGGCGGCACCCTCCACCCGGACGGTTCCTGTCATGCCGCGGCGTCCTCCGTCGTCCGGCTAGCCGGCGCGGACTGTGTAACCGTGCCGTCTCCGTACGTGTATGCCGGCTTGTCGACAATGGTGAACGAGAAATCAGAAGCCATATATTCGCCTGCCGTGTCTCCGCCGAAATCCAACGGGTCCAGAATCAGGGTGCCGGCCGCCTTAGTGGCCGCGGTCAATGGCGCCGTGATTTCGTCGTTAGGCACGTATTCAAATGCCTGTTCCGAACCGGCTTCTTCCTGTGACAACGCGAACAACCCGCCGGATAGCGCGGAGTCAATGTCAATATTGCCGTCCATATGGAACGAATAGGTAATGGCACCCGGCTTCGTCGTGCCGCATAACTTTGTGGTGCTATCTCCCTCATTCTTGTCCGCGGTAATGGTGCAAGAATTCACGAGACAGGACACGTCGATTTCGGTTCCTGTGGCGCCAATCTTGAGGGTGCCGGGTCCAAACTTTCGAGTACCGTCGTCCGCCATAGCGGGACCTTTCTAGGCTAAAACGGCGCGCACGTACGGCCGTTCCAATTCGATAATGAGGTTATCTAGCGCAATTCCCGTAGGTCCATATTCGGACGCTTCAATGCCGACCATTCCTAACGGGAGATTCTTGCCGGCTATCTGCCGTTGCACACGGCGTAGGAATGCCTGTGCCAACGCGCCGGCAATGGCGCCGGTATCCGGGTCCCGGCCGCGGTCAATGTCGCGGCCGTCCGCCTGTGTCGTGGCGGCCGCTACCATCATGCGGTCTAAATCGGCGTCCGATAGGGACGTAGCCGGCACGCGGACATACGCCCGGACGGTTTCCAAATCGGGATAGCCGGGAGGCATCCCTATTCCGTCCCACGGTAGTTCCGTCATGCCGGCCGCCTGTCCTACGGTCCTACGGGAATGGTGACCGGCGTAAACGCGGTTGGCGCGACGTTTACATAGGCAGTAAACCCGGCATATCCGACCAATTGACCCAATACGTCCGGTTCCTGAACCTGCAAAAGTCCGTCTACGTCTTCGTAGAATTCATTAAACTTAGCCGGTCCGCTAATCATGGTCCCATTGGGGAAATGCGCGTCAACGACCAACGACAGTCCCAACGGGTTACCGGCCGTGTTCGTGACGGACAGTGACGGGAACGACGGGTTACCGGACGTGCCGTTTACCATTCCGCCCAATTGCGCCCACACGTCCGGAGACACGTAAAGCGTGTCCGGGAGGGTATTCGTTGCCTCTAGGGACGCCGCGGCTACGCCGTACAAAGCCTCGATAATGTCGGGTCCCGTGGCGCCGCCGGCCGCTACCGGCGCGTTAGTGACGGACGCGATAAACGACGTTACGGCGTCGTCACAGGTACGAATGGCATAGACGGACGCGAAATCGTCAAAAACGATATTCAGGATTCCGGGACTCGACCACTTCACGTCCTGCCGGGAGATATTCAGGTGACCCGCGAAAGTCTTAGCGGTCACCGGAATCTTGCCGATAAGCATTTCCCGGCTAGCCGTGAGGTCTTTCTCCTGTGCCTGCAAGTCGACTGCCACATGCTGAGTCACTACCGGGCGGTCAAATGACCCGGCCGGCAACGCCTTACGGGCGCACGAATTGACGAACGGCCGCGCGGAGTCAATGAGGTTAATAACGGGTCCGAGAATTGGCCGGGGGATCAGTCCGGGGTTATCGGCGGTTGTTTGGTGCTGAGTGGCGCGGTCGAGCCGTTCGATAGCGGCCGGGTCCCGTAGCGCGGTAGCGCGATGCACAGTGACCGCGTAGTCGCCGGGTCCGGCAAATTCCCGCGCGATATCGTACTCCGGCTCTTCCGCGCGCGCCGGCGTCGTCTGCCGTGCCGCCGGCACCTTATCGCGGAGCGCGGTTACCTTATTGGTGGACGATTCGATTTCCGTATAGTGGTCGATAGCCGCGGTCAATTCGTCCATACGGGCGCGGTCACGGTCTACGCGGGTTTGTTCGTCGTCGTTTACGTCTCGATTTTCCTCCGCGGCACGGTTCACCAATTCGTCAATGCCGGTCCGGATTTCATCGAATTGCGAGTGGAGACGGTCCAGATATACGCCCATTTTGGGCATCCTCCGTAAATGCGGGAAGTCTGCCCGGGTGGCGCCTCACGGTTCCTAGGGTGGCGGCTTATTTCGGCCGGGTGGCTAGTGATTAACCGGGACGGGTGGCGGGTCCTTTATGCCGCGGCACGTTACGCCCGTCATGCCCAAATGGCAACCGCCACGATATAGGCGATAATGAGGACGCCGACCACAATTACCCATTTGTCACGTTGGGACATTCTTTAGCCATTCCCGCAATTCGTCTAGGCGCGGCGT